GCTTGATCAACAGACGTTAAAATAAGAAGATAAAAGAAGAGATCGTTTGTAGAGATGTCTTTAAACTATGCCGGGGCAGCGGGGGGAGCGCTATCAGGTGCGGCCACTGGATCCGTCTTTGGTCCAATCGGTACAATTGGAGGCGCCCTTGTTGGCGGCATCTCTAGTCTTTTTGGTGGCGGGGGCACTCAATTCCTTCCTTCCGAATTGATGCAACGTTACATGGATATTGGACTTGCTGATGTCAAGCCCAAAAAATGGAAAAAAGAACTTGATATTGAAGACGCCAAGATGTATCTCCGCTCTGGAGATCGTGGAGCATATGAAAATCAACTACGTAATCTTGTAGAGCTTTACCCAACTGAAACGCGGTATGCCAAGGCACTTCGTCGTAGCCTGAAAAAAGACGTTGATCTAGCAAATCGTGGATTTGATATTGCGGATCAGTTGTATGAAAACGTTGGTCTTACTTTCACGGATCAAGAATACCGTGACATGGCTGATCGCGCAAAGCGCTCAGGCATCCGTGGGCCTTCTGCTTTTGGTGACTTTTTAACGAAGAATCTCATGGCACAAGGCAAGATGCTGACGCCACAACAAGAACAACTGAGTTACATCTTTGGCGGTCGCGCCTTCCCTCGTACGTCTGAGGGTTACTATATGACTTACGGTTCTACCGCAAAATAAAATCATGGCAAAAAAAGATAAACCCAAAGCTTCAAAACCTAAGGAGTCGGCTCCTCAACCACAAAAAGATCCAAAGCAATTCCTTCAAAGCTTTGGATCTAAAATCAGCAAAGGCGAAGTTCAGAAATTTGAAGCCAACTTTCCTGATACTCCTTTAAAAAAAGTTTTTACGTATGCTAAAAAGAATAAAAATGTAAAGCTAAAAGGTGAAGCAAAATCTTATATTAAAAATAAAGGAAAGGTTGTTCCTGTTACTCCTGAAGAAGTTAATAAAGATTTAAGCGGTGGCGGTACTCGTCCAGGGGATGACGGTCGTGGCATTATCGGGATCCTCACGGATGAGCAAATTAAACTCGCTGATGTTCTTGGCGGGTACGACGTAAAAGTTGCTCAAATCGGTGCGGATGCAACTGTTAATTCCGCCAGTATTCGCGGTGAAGCTGACAAGTATGTTGCCGATGCTTATTCCGGAGCACAGCGTTACGGTGCTGAAAAAGAATTAGAAGGCACTAAATACTCCGCAGATAAAGAGTCGGAATGGCGCCAAGCCGTTGCCGGTATCGAAGTCAAGGGTCGCCTGGATCTCCAACCCATCATCAACGCTGGTCTTGAGAAGGTTGCTGGCATCGAAGCACAAGCAAGCCGTGACGTTGCTGACATCACTGGCAAGTACAACGTGGAAGGCATCAAGACTCGCGGTGAGTTTGATGAGAAGATCGGACGTATTAACTTGGCCGGCAGCATGTACGGCCTCATCAGTTCAGCCTTCGGCTAATACTGATTAAAATAGGTACATTACTTAGGGATACCAATGACCAGTTCTACCACCTCTGGTACTTCTACTGATTACTTTGACATTTCCAAGTTCCAGCAACTGTTGGACAAACTGGAAGCATCAAAAGGTCGTCAAAAGCGTCAAGAAGCTTTAGAAGATCGTCGCGGTCAATTTGCCGCTGGTATTGCCAACGTCATGAGCAACTTCTGATTTAAGGTATAGTAAACAATGACAACCAGCGTACCCGCAGGTCAAACCGATGTTGATGATTGGTTTGATCTAGATAAATACAAGCAAGCTGCAGAGGTTGCTTACGGCTTCTCTAAGAAGAAGATGGAAGAGGCTGGCTTACAAGAACGTGAGACGATTGGTAAAGGTGCCACAGAACAAAGAACCTCTGCTGAACAAGCCCAGCAGTTCAAGCAAGCGGACGAGGCCCGAGACTACAAGCAGGCCCAACGAGCTTATCGATATTGAGTTATTCGATCAGTGGGTCGATAACTTAACGTCTTCTGACCAGGAGTTCTTCACGGACTTCGCCAAGAATACCTTCTCCATCATCGAGTGCTACCTCTACGCCAGGTTCCTTGGTTACAGGGGTAGCATCACTGCGTGTGATCATTGGGTGCGTAAGCATTACCCCAAGCCTGATCATCGCAAGAAACTCCTGTACGAAATTGAAGAAATGCAGGAGGACATTCGTAAGCTGCGTGATGACGTAGATAACGGCATTGTGAAACGTGATGCTGGCGTGGCACGTATCGCTGGTATGCAAAAAGAATTACGTGGCACCATTGCACAGATTGAACAGTTTACGGGGAGCAGGGATCGCAAAGGTTTGCTGATGGCTGGAGCTGATCGAGCCATTCGTGAGTTGATGGCAATCTTCAAGGATGATCCAATTGAACTACCCCTGGAAGAAGCTTCAATGAGTGTGTGGGCTAAAATGCAATATGAAGAGAGTTAATCAACTCAATCAATGAATCCTTCTCCGCAAAGTCAATCTGCACCAGATGCTCGTCTTGCGGGTGGGATGATTAACATCGTTCAGCAACTTCAGCGGAATCGAGATCGATTTAGTGGTGCCCGCAAATTACAGGGTGCTCCAATCGGGGGAGAAGCTCAAGAAGGAGCAGAAGTCCTTAACGCCTTACGCAATAGAAAAGCTGATGTCCAAGAACAAAATGCCTCCCGAACTCCTGGCGCACTTCAAGGGAAAGGGCGAGAAGAACAAGGACGGGAGCGAAATGTCGGACAACCAAAAGCGCAAAGCAGCTTTAGATAAGGCACGTAAGTATCAAGATCAAAATCGTAAGAAAGGCAAAGAGTAATGCCATACACCGACGAAGAATATAAAATCATTAATAGCGTCTACGATGCGTTTGCTCCTCAGCGCAGCTCCATTACATCTGCGCGTGCAGCAAATCCTGAAAAGTGGTTTGATTATCAAGATCAACTTAAAGCCTTAGATGCACAGGTAAAGTCCGCGTACGAAAAGGCAATTGAAGATTACAGAAGCAAGTCTTCTGGTTCTGGTAGCGAAGCCCAAAATTTCTTTGATCAATACACAGACGGAATTGCACAAGCAAATACAAATACCGACGAAGGTTTAGATAAGCTTCTTAAAGATACAGAAGAGTTAATTCTCCCTGGAGAAGGCTTTACAGGTCCTTACGATCAGAAAGGCAATCCGACAGGATTTGGAGGAACCGTAAAAGAAGCCTCTGGCCCTAGAGGTGAAAACCTTGGCGAAATTGCAGCAGAGTATGGTAGTGCCAGAAAAGAAAAACCCCAGTGGTTAAAAGATATTGAACGTCAAGTACCACCAGGTAAAGGTTTTACTGGTCCTTATGATCAATTTGGTAATCCAACCGGAGTAGGTGGCACTGTCAAACAAGCCGCTGAAGAAGAAAATACTGACTACTCTATTGCAACTGCTTTGAGTGGTTCCGACGAACAACGTCAACAACAAACATATCAAGCGGAGTACGATCCACAGAAAGCTCAAACTGCGAGTGCAGCAGCTAAAGCGTATAAAAAGGCAGCTTCTACAGAAGATCCTTTCCGCAATCAAGCTGCATTCGGCTAGTATTTAGTCACTACCGGTGATTGAATCTAGTGCCTGCATATCAACACCTTGCATATAGGCGTAATGCTCGTGCGGCTGCACGTAGGCAACAGATTCGTCCAGCAAAAAATCTTGAAACCTTGCAGCAGGCAAGGGAAGATTTTGGCTTCTTTTGTGATTATGTAGCTGATAAACCTCCTGCTGAACACCACAAAGAATGGCACCGGCACTTTGTGACGCAAGAGGACAGCAGTTGTCTACTTAAGATTGCTGGACCTAACATTGACCTTCTTGCGCCACGGGGTTCAGCGAAGAGCACCATCCTTGGTTTGTTTACGGCATGGGCGATTGGCATCCATACGATGGCCAAGAAGCCACTGCAGATCCTGTATCTGTCTTATACCGTTGATATTGCACGCTCCAAGTCGGCAACCATCAAACGGATTATTGAAAGCAAGCGGTATCAAGAAGTTTTCCCAACCGTACGTCTTCTGAAGAATGTCACCAGTAATGAGTACTGGTCCATTGATCATAAGTTTGCTGGCATCGACACCACTGGTGAAGAACAATTCACACTTTGCGCAGCAGGTCTTAAAGGTTCGGTGACCTCCAAGCGTTCTCACTTGGTCATCATCGATGACGCCATCAAGTCTGCAGCTGATATTTCCAATCCTGACATCCGTAAACAGATGCAGGACAACTGGAATGCGGTGATTGCACCCACCATGTTTGAAGGTGCCAGGGCAATTTGTCTTGGTACCCGCTTCCGTCACGACGACATTCATTCAACGACATTCAATCCACAGAACAATTGGATGCAGATTGTGTTGTCTGCAATCTTGAATGATCCCAAGACAGGGGAGGAAAAGTCTTACTGGCCAGAGATGTGGTCCCTGGATTACTTGCGTGAGAAGAAACGGCAAGCACCGATTGCTTTCTCATTCCAGTACATGAATCAGATCGTCAGACAGAACGAGCTGTCCCTGGCGCCTGAACTGATTGTTAAAGCTGAGATTGCTACGGAATTTGATGCGCTTGGCATTGGTGTTGACCTTTCTGCTGGTACAAAAGAAAAGAATGACTACACCGTGATGGTCTTGGGTGGACGTATTGGAGATGCCGTTCACATTATTGATTACCGTAGGCTTCGGGTAATGGGTAACCTTGAAAAGCTGGATGCCCTTAAGGAGCTTCTCAACGACTGGTCGATCCTCGGCAAGGATGATAACGGCAATTACTTCCCCACCTACTCCACGTGCGACATCTGGAGTGAAGCAGTTCAGTACCAGGCTTCCCTGGAGGCCGACTTCAAGCGAGTTTGTTTGACCAATGAGAGTTTGTATAACTTGATCTGGCACCCCGTGAAAGGATTCCGGTCAGATAAGTTGGCACGTTTCCGTGGCATTATGGGCATGTTTGAAGATCGGAAGATTATCTTTAATCGCTTCCGCAACTTCACAGCAATGTTTGAGGAACTGACTAACTTTGGTGTTAGTAGCCATGATGACTGTGTTGATGCATTGGTGTGGCTTGTGACCGGCTTGGCACGGAAAGGTCAGCTTCAAATTGATTACTAAACTTAGAATAAAAAGAAAAGTAATAACGCCGCCGTGGGTCCG